CAAAACTGCAGGTAACTCCGTTATTTCTCATGGATACGATGCTATGCTGTGGGTTATGGCTTCAAGCCTGTACCCTTATTTAAAGGCAATGTGTCTATTCACGGGGAATATCCACTTTATAGATTCCGCTCCGTTTAAGCTTGGAGAAATCCATGCTAAGGCGGTTTGGAATCGTAACGTGATTGGAGAAACCGAGTTAGGAAGACTCTCGATCAAAGAGGAACCTGGAAAGTTAAGGATATTTGCGATGGTGGATTCTGTAACCCAATGGGTTTTATATCCGTTGCACAAAGCCTTGTTTTCCGTTTTGAGATTAATACCTCAAGATGGAACTTTTGATCAATTGGCTCCAGTTAAGAAATTAATTGGGACCATGCGAGAGCAAGGTCGCGAGCATTTATGGTCGTTTGATTTATCAGCGGCCACGGATCGAATTCCTGTTGTGTTACAAGAATTGACCCTTGCTGGTTTTACGTCTCCGACGTTTGCGTCTGTGTGGAGATCCTTATTGTGTGATAGATGGTACCGAGTTCCGGATCTATTTGTCAAAACCTTCGGCCAAAAAGGAGTGAAATCCTTAGGCTGTGGGCCCTGGCCTCAGCTCTCTGCAAAGGGAACTGAGATAGAAACCTGGATCGGTGCGGTCCGTTACGCCGTAGGGCAACCCATGGGGGCGTATTCGTCGTGGGCGATGCTGGCATTGGTACATCATGCGATTGTCCAATTTGCAGCTTGGAAAGCTGGCCATAGAGGATGGTTTTCTCTCTATGCAGTACTTGGCGATGACATTGTTATAGGGGATAACAATGTTGCCGACCGGTATGTGCGGCTTATGAAGGAGTTTGGTGTCGGTATTGGGTTCCACAAATCCATTATCAGCAACAACTTATCTCTAGAGTTCGCCAAAAGGTTTTTCTACAAAGGTGAGGAAGTAACTCCCCTCCCTTTAGTAGGAATATCGGTTGGTTGGCTCGGAGCGTCATTTGTCAGTGAGATCGTAAAGATTTCACAGGCAGTGACCGGTTGTGTGCTATCAAACTTCAACGTAGCCCGTTACCTCGGTGTAGGGTTTAAGGCAGCTTCGGGTGCGGACAACCGTCCGTTTCTGAAGTTACCAAAGATCTTATCTCGAGTGCTTATTTTGCTTGCACGACCAAATGCAGCAAGAAGTGTTGGAAACCTTCTTGATTGGGTGTCTGCGATTTCTTTCAAGAAATCAATGACATTGGATCAAAAAGGGAGAGACGCCTTTGTGCGCCATCTTGTCACTTGGGCCCAAGATTATCGTTTTCCAAAACTCTTAGAGTTATTAGAGACGAATATGAAGAAATTCATACCGTCAAAAACCTTTGAGAGCTCGGAAGCGGTATTCAAGGAATATGCCCAGTGGTTTGAATGGTACATAAGGGAGCCTCTCATTCAGGACTTTGAGCTTAAGCGGATGGAAGTGGAAGCATCTTTGAGAAAAGTGCAGTCCATTGTTCTGCCTTCCGAGAATGATGTGGTTCATTTATTGGAAGATCTAGAAGAGTTCGAAGCTCTCATCTCGGAGATTCCGGGACAGGTTTTCCCTCATAAATCGTGGAAACATGAAAAGTCCGAAGTAATTCGGGCTGAACGTGCTTCTGCGAAATTAGCGAGAGAAGGACCTGCGAACGTTAAACGTTGGCGTTCGCTTCGAAGATTCTTTATCGATCCTGCTTCTAAGTAAGCTTGGTAACAGAGCTGATGTGGGAGTGGGGTTGTCAGAATAATATATTCCGACTCAGGCTGGTAGTTCCAGTTGTGATCCGATAGCTCTGATAGGGATTGAGACCATATGGACTCAAGACTTATTATCTAACAAGTAGAAAATGCATCTTAA